AAACATTCCACCTTTTTTTATTTTTTACTAGTTAAATCATTTTTGAAACGTAATTTCTATTAACTTCAATAATCTCTTTTTATCTTCAGGAGACAATTCTTTAGCTTTCCTTTGTATAGCTTGTAAATCCGCATCGTCTTTTTTAGTGCTTAGCAAATCTGCTACTTGAACACCTAAAACATTTGCAACTTTTTCTAGGGATTTGGTAGAAGGCTTTGTAGTTTTCCATCTATATATGGTAGCTTCTCCGATACCAGCTTTTTCCGCCACTTTCTTTACTGTCCAGCCTCGATCAGCGGCAATCACTTTAATATTCTCAAAAATGTTCATAATAGCCCTCCAGAACTTTTTTCAAAAATGTTAGTTAATACCGTTGACAGCTTTCATAAATGTAAGTATAATGAAAATGTGCTTAAGGTTGGTAGCCAAAAAAAGGCACATCATTACACGCTATCAAAGTATTCAGAAACATTGTTTTTGCTTATTTGCTATGTCTTAATAGTATCATATTTGATAGTCGTTGTAAATAATACTTATCAAATTAGTTAGGAGGTGTTTTTATATGAATGGGATTGTTCCCAAAATAAAAAAACTAGCTAAGCTCAACGGATTAACTGTAAAAGAGCTGGCAATTAAAGCAGGTGTTGGCGAAACATCAATTTATAGATGGGATAAAAATGAACCATCTATCAGGTCACTCAAAAAAGTCGCAGCTGTTTTAGAAGTCGATTATAAAATTCTACTTCCATAGAAAAAAGAAAGGAATGATAAGCATGAATGAAATTCAAAATTTTAAATTCAATGGGTGTGTGTTAAGGACGCTCGTTATCAAAGATGATCCATGGTTTGTAGCCAAAGATGTATGTGACATACTGGAGAGCCGAACAAATAACCTTCGTACTATTTTAGAGCCGGATGAAATCAGTGAGTTAAGCAATGACTATAGTGTAGACATTGCTAAAAGCGGTGGTAAAAAGCCGCTTATCATCAGCGAGCCTGGCCTGTACAAGCTTATCATGCGCAGCCGCAAGCCACAGGCAAAAGCTTTTCAGCGGTGGGTTACACATACAGTCCTGCCGACAATCCGCAAACACGGTGCATATATGACATCAGCGAAAATCGAAGAGGTTCTGACAGACCCTGATACGATCATTCAGTTGGCCACTCAACTGAAGCAAGAGCGTGAAGGCCGGCTGATTGCAGAACAACGCATTGGCGAATTGACACCGAAAGCAGACTATTGCGACAGGGTGCTTGCCGATAAATCGCTTGTCACAATCACTCAAATTGCCAAAGACTATGGCATGAGTGGTCGGGCACTCAATGCCACGCTTCATGATTTAGGCGTTATCTACAAGCAGTGCGAAACGTGGTTCCTGTATGCCAAGTATCAGAAAACCGGGTGGACACATTCCGAAACCATCATGGTCGATAAGAAAGATGGCACACAGAAAGCCGTGCTCAACACGAAATGGACGCAAAAGGGACGCTTGGGATTATATGAGCTGCTTAAAGCCCACGGCATTCTGCCATTGATTGAAATGGATTTCAAGGAGGAAAAAGAATGCAAGAATTAAAAATTCTAGGAAAAGAGAAAGTCGGCAAGTTTGAATTTACTGGTATTGAAGGTGGTTTCGGTGAAAATAAAAAGGCAATGCTTGTAAGAGATATTGCGGTGATTCACGGGCAACCGTTAAAGGAAATCAATAGAAGAATCAATGACAACCGAAAAAGGTTTAAAGATGGAATTGACATTATTGATTTTCTAAGTGGGTCTGAGCCACTTAGAAAGTTTGCTGAAGATAACAGGTTTATCGGGAGCAACAGAACCCAGCATGTTTATCTTTTATCTGAAAGAGGATACGAAAAACTTTTAAAGATTCTTGAAGATGAAAGTGATTAATTTTAAGGAGGTGGGCGACATGATGGCGAATGGGTGGAAAACACCACAGGAAATCATGAAAGACTACGGATTAGAAAAATCAGCATTTGCAGAGCGTAAGCGAGATTGTATTGCTAATCCAGAGTATCGGGATGCGATAGTCCAAGACGGCCGTAAAATGACATACATCATTGAAGAGCGTTGGCAAGCATACTTGAGATATCGATCAGATCAATACCGAATTAGGATGCTAGATCCACATATTAGGAAAAGCACGGCTAATTGATATTGAAGGCTAAACAATGGATGGAAGAGAACCGTCAGCGGATTGACTGGCGGGCGAAGTTACCAAGATAAGGAGATGAAAAGCGTGGAAATAGGAAAAGAAAAGGCCGTCATGGTGCCTGCCAGTACCATGGGTTTGTTGCTTGCCATGGCTAGTAACACGAAATGGGAAACAGAAAATAGTGCATGGCTCGTTGCCGCTGTAACTTCATATGTCAATGATCCCGATGCAGAAAAAGAGCTGCTAGCTTACATTGCAGCGTTTTGTATTCTAGAAACGCAAGCTCGCGGTGAGGATGCCAAAAAGTTGATAGACATCACAAAAAAAACGTACGGAGACGAAATGCTTGAAAAGGTGCTTAAGAAAATCGAAGAAATTGAAACTATAAGGAAAAGGAGAAACAAGAAATGAATGCATTGGTAGGAATCAAACAGACGAGGAACAGAATCCTCAAGCAGTATACCGTGGCTGACATCATGGCCATGGACGAATGGTTCCTTGAGCAGTCACTTGATACGGCCGCCAACCGAGCAAAGCTGATGGAGAGTCTTGAGAAGTTGGACAGACGCAAGGAACGACTGTTCAAAGACGCACTGAAGGGACAAAAAGCCTGATTAAAAAGGCAATTCTAATCAGGCTCTACAAGTGGTTGAAAAACTAATTCTCAATCACTTTCATATAAACGGCTTATCTAGTCCTATTGAGTAAACCGAGGAGAGTATCGTAGGCTTCTTCGTACTTGCTGATAACTGAAATGCCTGCAGATACGTTATATTCCTTGGAAAGTTGTGCAGAGACAACCGCAACGGCTAAATCATGGGCTAATTGCTCGTTAGAAATTTGAGACATATGATTTCACCTCCTTTCTACAAGGAGATGGGTCAATTATAACACCAGCAGGAGGAATTATTATGAGTTTGAAAGTAGAAACTCTGAACTTAATCAGCGTGTTAGTTGATGAATTGAAAGCACCGCACGAACCGCTGAAAGAAGCACGGATTGTAGCGGCGTTGGGTGATTTATGTAAGGCCTATGAACGGCTTATCTAATTGAAGGGAGGTGAATGAAATGAGCGAGTATATCGGCTTAGCACGGGTTGCAACGGACGACGGCTATCACAGGCTTTGTAAATTCCCACCATTTAACCTTGCGGTAACTCGTGGCGTCAAAGTAGTTTTAAAGGAAGATGGCGTGCACTTAATCGGTGTAGTCAAAGATTGCTGCACAGTCGAACGTAACTCGGCAGAGTACTATATGATTACAAGCGTCACCGGCGATCATAAAGTGCACGATTGGATTGTTGGCACAGTGAAAGAATTTGAGGAGGAAGAAGGAGGTGAATGAAATGAAGTATTCAAAAGAATTTTGTCTGATGGTAGACCCTAAAACGGGCAATCCCCGTCTTGTCGAACCATCGGAGGACCCGGAAAAAATCGTGAAGGGGTTTTTAAAACAGATCAAAAAGCCCCACAGCCTTATCTGGGCCATGGATCAGCTGGCATATGAGGACTGGCAGAAGTGGGACCCAGCAAGGCAAAAATTGTGGGATATGTTAAAAGAGCTTGACAAGCTCGGATATTAAAAAAGCCGCCTTGGAGGAGGCGGTAAAAAAGATGTTATCCCGACAAAAGGAAACATCTGTATTATAACACGAATTTAGGAGGAGAAAAATGAGTAAAAAAATTAAAATCAGTAAGAAGTTGTTGATTGACACAGTTGGTTGGCTTATCGCAACCGACAGGATTAGAAAAGGGTGTGGTACAGGCGGCGATCATGGAATGGGCACCATTTTAACGAGCGGCAATTTTTACGCCTACCCTTTGTTTGAAAAATTATGCAAAGAACTCGGCGAGGATGACAAACTTGCGATTGAAACTCGTGCGCAAGACATCAATGACGATTGCGCCAATGCACGCTTGACAGAAAGTGCCAACCTTCTTCTAGAGCCGTACTTAATCTATGACTTTGACCAGCTATGCAACACAAGCAAGGAAAAGGAGGAAAGATGGGCGAAAGAAAAATACTTAATGACCAACAGAGATCTTGTGGAATTTCTCGAAAGCGACGCTGTGAAAAAAACCATTCAAACAAATACTAGAAAAGCGTTCCAATATTTAGAAAACGTAAAAGATTTTGAGAGTCGGCTAAACGCTTTTAAAAAAGCACTCAAAGATGAAACACCAACGCCATTTTAGGAGGAGAAACACATGTACGAAATAAAAAAGAATTCAAGAACATTAGAAGATGGAACTAAAATCACGACCTACAGTAGAGAAATTGAAAGCTGCAACATTCTAGAGGTTGAAGCCGGGACTACTGGCTATCGTGGCGGTGATACCGGCCATGGCGGTCGCACCTATTTTCGCATTCAAAATGAAGCAGGCACGGATATGGAGATCCATAGTTATAGCGATCGGTACAACTATTACGTGTCTGATGAATGCGGGGATGAATGTGGGGTTGAAGTTGCCCTCGGGGGTGACTGTGAGCTTGAAACGATGATCCAGGCTTTGAAGTTTATCGTAAAGGTCCTTGAGGACGAATCTAAGGGAAAAATGTTAGAGGAGGAATAGAAATGAATCAATTACAGAAGCAACAAACACGAAGCATTACATTCAAGGCAAACGGCGATGACGTGACACTTTCTCCAAGCATCGTGAGGGACTATCTTGTCCGCGGCAATTCCAAAGAAGTTACCGGACAGGAAATTGCGATGTTCCTTAACCTGTGTAAGTTTCAGCATCTTAATCCGTTCCTGAATGAGGCCTTCATTGTCAAATTCGGAGATAAGCCCGCACAGCTTATCACGTCGAAAGAGGCCTTCATGAAACGTGCTGAGTCTCATCCTCAGTACAACGGCCTTAAAGCGGGCGTAATTGTTGTGAATAACAACGGGGTTGAGTTCCGCAATGGTGCCTTTACAGTGCCGGACTTTGATCAGCTTGTCGGCGGCTGGTGTGAGGTGTACCGCAAAGACAGAGATATTCCCGTCAGAGTGGAAATTTCGCTTAGCGAATTTTCCAAAGGTCAGTCAACCTGGAAGACCATGCCGGCAACGATGATCCGGAAGACGGCCATCGTGAATGCCCTGCGTGAAGCGTTCCCGGAAACTCTCGGGGCGCTCTACACGGAAGATGACGACGGACAAATGCGGATGCAGCAGACAAAGAAGCAGGTGCAGGCGACCGAAAACAGCAAGGCCAAGAACAAGGCTGACGCCCTGATTGCACAGGCGATGGATCCGGAACACGTTCAGCAGCAGGAAACGGAAGAATTCCAACGCGAACCGCGCCCGGTAGATTTGTTCAATCCGGCAGAAGAATACTCAAAGTAAAGGAGAATGAAAAATGGAACTTACAGCGGAAAACTACTACGATAACGCGACAAGCTTTGACTACATGAGTACGTCGCTCTACAAGGACTTCCGAAAATGCGAGGCCTTTGCCCTGGCGAAACTGAACGGAGAATACATGCCCGTCATGGATCCTACCGCTCTGCTCGTAGGGAACTACGTGCACAGCTACTTTGAGAGCGAGGCTAGTCACTCTGCATTTATCGAGAAAAACAAGGACGCAATGATGACCAAGAGCGGTGCGCTTCGTGCTCCGTACAAGGTCGGCGACAACATGATTAAGTGTCTGGAGGCTGATCAGGTGTTCAATAACCTGTACAGTGTCGGCGAGAAGGAAGTGATTGTGACTGGAGATATCTTCGGCCATCAGTGGAAGGGTAAAATCGACAGTTTCAATCTTGACAAGCAGTACTTCTGCGACATCAAGACCACGGCAGACATTCACAAGGGGTTCTGGGACAAGGATGAGCGTCGCAAGGTGCCGTTCATCAAGGCATACGGATATTACCTTCAGATGGCGGTATACACCGAGCTCATCAAGCAGACGTTTGGCGTTGAGTGCCAGCCGTTCATCTTCGCGGTGTCAAAGCAGACACCATGCGACCATGACGCTTTCAGTTTCAATTCCGAACAGGATCAGGAGTATCTCAAGGAGGCTTTGGAAGACGTCAAGGAACATCAGAATCATATAGCTGACCTGATTGCCGGCAGAGCTGAACCGGAGCGGTGCGGTCATTGCGAGTACTGCAGGGCGACGAAGCAAATCACGGCGTTCACAAGTGCTGCGGATATCGAAGTTGAGTAAGGAAGCTTGGGCAGTGGCCTTATGACACCGGACGGGTGGGATGCCCGAATCGGAAAGGAAGGAGAGATAGTCATGGCATATTTCAGAGTTAACAAAAGCAAAAATTATACGGTGATGAGTAATCATCATCTTAGAGACAAAAACTTGTCTCTAAGGGCAATAGGTTTACTGTCTAAAATGCTGTCTCTTCCAGATAATTGGGACTACTCAATAAAAGGATTGGTCGCTATCTGTAAGGACAAAGAGCCGACTGTCAGGGGTGCTCTGTCAGAACTGAAGGAACAGGGGTATGTTGTTGTTACAAAACTTATGCCTGGTACTACTTCCAGTGGCCGAATTGAGTATGTTTATGATATTTATGAATCGCCCAGAAATCAAACAGGAGAAAAACAAGGGGGAGGAAAACAAGGCCTAGAAAAACAAGGGGTAGAATTTCAAGGCCTAGAATTTCTAGACCTAGTAAAACGAGCACAATTAAATACTAAAGAAGTAAGTACTAAAGAATTAAATACTGAAAGAGTAAATACTGAAGACGCAGTCGTTGATACTAGTTTAGTTAACATAGTGGATCAGCCGGAAGAAGAATCAATCGACGACGACGGCTTCGGAAAGATCGTTGAATTTTACCAAGAGAATTTCGGCATGATGAGTAGCTTCCTGTACGACGATATGCGCCATACGTATAACGAATGGCAGCAACAATCAAAGGAGCCTGATCTTATCATCATCAAGGCGATGAAGATAGCCTTGAGCAATAACGTGCGCAACTGGAAATACGCATGCGCCGTTCTGCGAACCTGGGAGGATAAGCGACCGCAAAGTTTGTCAGATGTCGAAGCACTAGAGGCAGAGCACAAAAACAACAACAGATCCGCTAAATCAAAACTCGCTAAACCAGAAAAGCAGAAAACGCTGGAGAACTTCGATGACTTGGCGAACAAGCAGAACGCAGGCATTGACATGAGCGAAACCATGTCGGATATCGAAGCTCTCAAGAATCAACTTTACGGATAGGAGATTGTTATGTACAGAAGAACACATGCCGCTTCTCACTTTGGCAAAAAAGTCGCACTTGACGGATTTAAGTTTGATTCTCTCAAAGAGGCGACGTTCTACCAACGATATATCAAGCCTAGTGGCTACAGTTTCACGTGTCAGCAACGTTTTACGTTGTTGGATACATTCACCCTAGAATTGATTAAATTGCGCCAGACGGCATATAAGGCGGATTTTGTAGTATATGACGAAAACGGGGAGTTAAAGCATGTCTACGATGTGAAGAACGGATATACCGAGTATGCCATAGACCCGAAGTCCAAGCTCAAGTTTTCACTGTTTGCGAGAAAGTACGGAATTCCTGTTGAGGTCGTTGTCATGCGTAAGAACTACTTCAATGTCGCCATTCTAGGCACTACTAAAAAAGTCAGTCCAGTGCCGATGGTCAACATCGACTATGACTGGCAGAACATTATCAGATGATTACACCATGGCAAGTCAAACACTGCATTTGCCATGGGAACGGACCCTTAGCTCAGTTGGCAGAGCAGACGGCTCATAACCGTCCGGTCGCAGGTTCGAGCCCTGCAGGGTCCATCGCCCCACACGCTCCGGGGCGAAAAAAGATATTAGTCTTATGATTTGAGAACGCAAGCATTGACGGGGTTAGATACTCACAATTGAAAATCCTGAAGTGTAGCGCAAATCGGGTCATAGATAGCACGCGGACATTATGGTCAGCGCTCAAAGCGTACCGCGTGCATAGCCGACTGATTATTCTTGAGTCGATAATTGGTTGGCTAGCCGTTGCTAGGCATAACTCCTTTAAGAAATTAGTTGTAACGTACGGATAATCAGGCTCAAGCGTGCCGGAAACGGTCCATCTCACGATGAGGAGGTTCGAGTCCTCCGCCGGCGCATTGGAAGGAGGGAAGAAGATCAATGAAAAACTACTTAGTGACCATTAAAATCGGCAAGGTCATCACAAACAAGTTGGTCAAAGCTGAAACTGCTGAAGAAGCAGAGAAGGAGGCGCTTAGATGCGCATCACAAGAGACTACGGACTTACAAGCTCCAAATTAGAGCATGATTTGTTGGCAAGACTGGACAGAGACATCGCCAGAGAATACATGATAAGCGCAGAGAAGAAATGTAGCGTAAATAAGGTAAATGGACGCAAATGTACTAAAAGCTCTGAGAGGCGAAAATATACGCATGTATGGAAGGAGAATTTGAACAATGATTACTAAAATTGATTTTAAAAACTCTAAACTGTGTGACTGTTGTCATACCAAAATTGCTACCAAGCTATGCGATTACATCGTGGGATACTGGAATGTAGCTTTTAAATGCGGTTGTTCCTATAACGAATTTGCTAGGCAGAATCGATACGAAACGTGTGATTTAAATCTGTGCGATGATTGCGCACATAGACATAACGGGGTCGATTTTTGCCCTAATCACTGGAGATTGCTTCAATTGGCCAAGAAGAGGAGCAGTTTTAAATTAAAAGGAGAATAGAAAAATGAATGAGGAAGAATTACTCAGACAACTGAAACACAATCTGGTGATATTTGCTAAAGACTATAGACGTATTTTTAAAGAGTATAAAGATGATAAAGATCAGCATTTAAGTTGGAGTTATAAAACAGCAATAGGACTAGCAAGAATATCTGGCCAAGACGTAATGACCAATTTAGGAATGCTTGAATATTTATGGGACAAAAAAGCCGAAGAACATGATGAAAAAATCAGGCAAAAGTTAAAAGAAGTTAAAAGAGCAAAAAGGGAAGGAAAATTCCGATGAAAGAGATGAATAAATTAGGATGCGCTATTTCTGCAGCGTTCTTTGCATGGTGCGTCGTTATGTATCTGTTTTGCAAGTGGTTAGCGGGATGATTGAATGTTGCTTGCGGATTACTTTTTAAAAGAAATTGAAACGTATAAAAAAGATCAGGTCCGCGAACAGACATATGGCAAATATCTGTCCAACTGCCGATTTGTGGCCGATAATTGGCCGGGCTTGTCTTTGGAGAAAATGACGGCAGACGACTACCAGCAAGTTTTGAACAAGTACGCGGAAACGAGAGAAAAAGCAACGGTTATTGACTTCCATCATCAATTGTCGTGGGCGCTTAAACGAGCATACAACGCAGACGGGCTATTAAAGCGTGACGTTACCTTTGACGCAAAAATACCAAGGGGAAAGCCTCCGGGCGTCAAAAAGCCAAAATTTATGGAAATCGAAGACATGCAAAAGCTGGTTAAAGAACTTAAACATGAAAACACATCTGAGGCAAACTTCTTTTTGATTTTGCTGAAAACTGGGCTGAGATTTGCTGAGGCACTAGGCATCACGCTTAACGATGTTGACTTTGACAAAAAGACGGTCACTATCAACAAAGCCCTTGATTATAAAAAACACCGGGAAGGGACGAGATCTTTTGTACCAACCAAAAACAAGTACTCGATTAGAACAATCATTGTAGATGACGCAGTGCTATATATGCTGTGGAAAAATGCAAAGGGTGCTGATCCGGACGAAAGCATTTTTTATAGGATTAAAGGCTTCCAGTTCAATTCAACCCTTAACAGCAAGCTTAAGCGAGCTTGCCGAAAAGCGGAGGTGCCTGAGGTAACGCTACACGGGCTGAGGCACGAACACGCAACATATTTGGTGTCGCAAGGCATCAGCAGCATGGCGGTAGCGGAACGTTTGGGACATGCAGACGATTCTGTCACAAGAGCGGTGTATATTCACCGACTGGAAACGGAAAGAGCACGAGATAACAAAGAAATAGCACAGAAAATTGCGAGTTTATGAGGGGGTGAGATGATGGTTAAATTTGATGTCAAAACCGTAAACGATTTACTAGGGATTGACGATGCATTCAAGGCACCTGAAAGGCTGATGGAAATTCTGCTTAAGAAAGAAGAACGAGAAGAGTTGTTTAGAAATTTTCTAAAAATCGATACTAATCTTGATTATGACTGGTTTCATGAATATTTTGAAACGGAGCAAGCCGAGCGGAAGTCGAAGAAACAAGACTTTACGCCTAACTCGGTTGCAAGACTGGCAAACGCAATCACTTCTGAACCAAGGCAGACGGATTATTACGAGATGGCGGCAGGCACTGGCGGAATGATGATCACTCGTTGGGCCTACAACATTAAAGAAGACCCAGCATTTACAGGCAAAATAAAAAGCACCATGGCTGACGATATCTTAACATCAAGCATCTTTACTTACAGTCCGCGGACTTATTGGTATCATCTCGAAGAGCTATCAGATAGAGCGATTCCGTTTCTGTTGTTCAATGCAGCTATTCGGGGTATAAATGCGGTTATTATCCAATGCGATTCTTTGGACAGAAAGGCTAAGCGGGCGTTTTACGTCAAAAATGACAGCGACAATTTTTTGGCATTTTCTGATATTTTGGAAGTCCCTAAAACTGATAAGTTTGGAAAATTCTTAAATGTAAAGTGGGGTGAGCTCGAATGAGATTTGTGGAGGCGGTAAATTGGATCGAAAAGTGTTACGGCATGCAAGCGTTCGATCATATAGAAGATTACGCCGATGACGAAGCAGTGCAGATTCTTTTGGAAGAGCGAAAACGATCAAGTTCAAAAGCCAACAAGAAGAGTAAAAGAGGAAAGAACCCAGGAGCTGCAACGCTCAGAAACATGATAGAAAACGGGTACACTTACGTAGAAATGGCGATGGCAACAGGACTATCTTCGGCCGCGGTCGGGAAGATCAGCGGAAAGTACGGTTTGAGGGAGCTTTATTACAAAATGCATCCCAATGTCCGAAGACTCGATGTCAAAGTGTTATGCGTCAATCGCTCAACAGGCGAGCAAGTGGAATTCAAAACCCTGTCAGCCACTGAGCACGCTTTTGGATTGCCCCACTGCGCTTTGTCAGAACGGACAAAAAACGGGAGAACTTTTGTACACGGTGACTGGGAAATAAGGCGAAAAAGTTAAGGCAGCGAGCGACGGTATGCCGTGAGAGTTACTGATACCAGGCGAATGTGGTATGTCAGAGGCGAGAACGGACAGTTGATGACCAGGATTGAGAATGGCATCCCTCACGATAAGTCTGGTACGTGGACGTTTGAAGAGATTAATTCTCGGGGTCTTGACCAGATGGCACGAATCAGAATCTAATAAAAAAAGCCGGTCCTTAAAGCCGACTCTCTAAAATGATATGGCAATCTAATTATATCAAAAAGGGAGTGGCGTTGTGGACGATTTATTGATTGAAATTGACAACATTGACTACAAAGCAACCGCAAGGAATGTGAAGGAGTTCCTGGACAAAAAGCTGCCGCGCATTCTCAGAATCGCGAATGCAAGTCCGGCAAGCCTGGCATCACCGGTTATTTCCGACATGCCGGTTAATCGAGGCGGGGGCAATCACAACGAAGAGAAGATGGTCAAGTACGTTGCTGCCAAAGCAATCATCGATGGGGTATCACGAGCGCTTGCGCATTGTTCCCAGATGTCATCCCACATCCTCAAGGCACGATACGTGCAAGGTCTTCAGAACTGGCAAGTCATTGATACAATGTATTGCGAGCGTGCAACGTACTACAAGCTTAGGGACAAGGCATTCAACGAGTTCGCCGACTGCTTTGAGATGCAGAAAGGGTGCCCTGATCTGCATGTATACAAATAGAACGATTATAAAATGTTATTAAGAAGCAAGGCGACAAGCCTTGTTTTTTTATATTTTTAACAAAAAATGCTTGAAAATCATTGACAATACACCTTAAAAGGTGTATTATATAATTGTAAGGAGGTGAAAGATTTGGGAAAGAAAGCCAAACAAAAAGAGCTCAACAAGGTTAAGATTTCAAGGTACGTTGCAATTGGCGCGTGGGCCGCACCGATTACGGTATTGCTTGAAATCATCAAAGACATTGTTGATGCTCTTATAAATAAATAGTTTGGCAGGTAAGGTTGATTATCAGCCTTACCTGTTTCCCCATATCATAATATCATGAATAAGCAGGAAAAGAAATATTATATCTCAGCTGCTGTGGCAATTGTGTTAGCAGTGATACTATGGGTGTTTAAGACAATCGTGATTGAAAATTAGACGATTACCGGACAAATGCGAGACTAACATCATACACTTTGCAGACATCTCAGGTAGTATGATGATAGTATCGAAGGTTCGGCAGTCGGGAACAGGAGTGACCGTTATGTCAGAATTGTCAGATGCAAAGAAGAAAGCAAACAAAAAGTGGAACGAAAAGAACAAGGAGAAGTCAAGAAAGTATCAGTACAGATCCATGGCAAAGTCGTATGTCAGAAACTATGCTGACGAAAAGGACCTGCTTGATCTTAAACAGATGATAGAGGATAAGCTTGATGGTAAATTACAGTGATATATCTCAACTGGTAAGAGATGTTACGGAGCTTGTCAGAAAGTCCAGGGACGCTGAACTCATTGCGAAGGCAACCGAAATGGCCAAGGCAATCAACGAACTTGTTGTTGAGAATATTGAACTTGAAAACAGACTCAATGAAAAATTGAATCTCAGAGAACGCGGCCATATCAGTGATGATGGAAGAATGTACTGGGTAGAAGGGGAACGCGTTCCGTATTGTAGTTATTGTTTTGAAGTTGACGGAATTTTGAAACATATGATTCCAAGTGATTACGGTTGGGTTTGCGAAAGAAATCATACGAGGTGATTAGATTGGAAGCTACTGAATCAAGAGCTCTGGAAGCATTGAACAAGCTCATCAAATATAACAGGGATGTAAATCACAACTTATACGTTGACAGGGATTTGCTAGACATAACAATCAAGATTAACGAGCTTGTTGTTGACAACAGCAGAATGAGAGAACAACTAAGGAAATTGGATGAATGAATTCAGGAGGTCAGTCTTAACGGCTGGCCTTTTTTGCAGCAGAGAAAGGAAGAAAATTTTGAAAGACACTGTATTTAGACGAGTGGTAATCAACCGCGAAGATAATAAAGTTGTTGTCGGCGCCACAGATGGAATGACAGGCGATGAGGTGTTTGAACTCGTTGCAGAAGGGCTTAGAGCATTAAAGCAGCGGTATGAGGTTGATTCCAAAACAATGCTTGTATATCTTGAAAGTGTGATTGACGATGGGTAGATACAGACGTTGTCGTTATACTGGTTGCCATGCGATGGTAGCATATCCTGATCATTACTGTAACAAGCATAGTCAGTATGAAGCAGAATATCTAGCCAGGCGGAACCAGTGGGGCGTCAGAAATGAGATGCGTGCCAAAAGACATAACCGGGAGTACAACCGGACAACGCGTGTGAGGGATGATGTCAAGGCAGAGCAGAATAAATTTTATCATACAAGACAATGGCGTTCATTGAGACACTATGTACTTGAACGAGATCATTATGTATGTGGATACTGTGGAGCATTCAATGCAGGAATCGTTGATCATATCGTACCGATTGAGTATGACAAGAGCATGATGACTGATGCAGACAACCTTACAGCATGCTGCAGAAACTGTCATATGACCAAGAGCAGATGGGAACGGGACTATTACGGGACTGGTTCGCAGAATGAATTGAAGCAGGTCGGCAAGGTGACGGATTTGAAGTTATTACGGGAGTTGCTGAAAAGCCGTGAGAGGCTTTCTGAGCATTCCTAATCATTGCGAGTATGGATTACACTCAATTAGTTTTAAATTGTTAATCCCCCCGCCCTCATGCGCCGTGAGAAGAGCTACACACAGTGCCCACGTCTTACGTCGCGCGAATTTTTTGAAATTTTTAAAAAGGGGGGCTATCCCGGAGAAAGAGAGGTGAAAGTTGTGGCAACTAAGCCATATTATCTGCAGAATGACGGCAAAGTTTCCAGAACTCCGCCTAGTTATCTGGGGGTTCTGGCCAAGGAATGCTGGCGCAAGATTGTGCCGTTCCTCGAAGCAACCGGACGTGTTGAAAGAGTAGATACCAGTTTGGTTGAGCAGTATTGCACACAGTACGAGATTTACAGGGTTGCCTATGAGGATATCAAGGAAAATGGCATTCAAACACCAATGTACAAGACGTTACAGGACCAGATGGGCGAAATTATCGGTAAGGATTTCACCGGGTACAAGAAGAATCCGGCGGTTATGACGCTCAAGGACGCCAATAATCAGCTTACAATGGTCGGCGGACAACTGGGACTGTCGCCTAAGGCCAGACAGGAACTAATGTCCATTGCGACAAAGAGTGACGCTAAATCAGCAACGGATGCACTCAAGGAATTCCTGTAATAGGGGGTGGTGAAATGAACAAAATCGATATGACACAGTCTCATGACGTCATTGGCGAATACAGGAAAAACAATTTTGACGCTGAGCGTCGCAAGTACACTGATGAAGGCACTAAGTACGCATTTGACGTTCTTGACGGGAAGATTGTAACCGGATATCTGATTAAGCTTGCTGCATTCCGCCATCTGCGAGACCTTCAGCGTCAGGGACAAGCTGATTTTCCTTATGAATACAGTCCAAGCCATGCGTCTAAACTGCTGAAGTTTGCGTCAATCTGTCCTAATGTTGATACAGAAGAGCCGACCAAGTTGATGCACTGGCAGGAATTCATCTTTTCAATGCTGTTCGGATGGCGTAACAAGGAAGGGGGCAAGAGGTTCACGCGGGCAATTGTTTCCGTGGCACGTGGCCAGGGCAAGACGTATTTGATGGCGATTCTGATGTGTTACTCATACCTGATTGAGAGCATCGGGCTGTTCAATCAGGACTATCTGGTGGCGTCGATCAACTTCAAGCAGACAAATAAGTTGTACGGTTATATCAAATCCATGCTGAGGAAGATAACTAAAACGGAGCCGTTCAAATCGCTGGCTGAAGAAACTGAGCTGTCCACTCAGTCAGACCAGACCGTGCAGAAAAAGACAAATAATGTTCTACGCGCAATATCGTTTGAATCAGGACAGTTTGACTCATACCACTTTACTACAGCTATCGTTGACGAAATTGGCGAAATAAAGTCGCGTGAAAAGGTCTCAAAAATCATTTCAGGCCAAGTCAAAATCAAGAACAAGCAATTTATTCAGATTTCCACTTCATATCCGGACCCGTCCGTTCCGTTTCATGATGATCAGAAAATGCTGCAGCAGGCAATGGAACAGGACTGGAACCGTGAAGCCGACAGTTATCTTGGCCTGATCTGGGCACAGGATGATTTGGATGAGACGTTCAAGGAAGGAACCTGGGTCAAGTCCAACCCGCTTCTGTATCTTCCTGATCAACATGATGTGCTGTTGTCCGGCTTGAGAGACAAACGCGACAGTGACATGCTGTCCGGCACCATCTCGGATTTTCAGAACAAAAACCTTAATCTTTGGCTTCAAGAAGCAGCAAACAGTTTCTTAAAACTCAGCGACATCGAAAATGCAGTCATTGACAAATTCGACTATGACGGAATGGACGCGTACTTAGGATTTGACTACTCCATGTCGTCCGACAACACCGCTCTGGCCTTCGTCATTCCTTACGCTGACAAGACGGGGCGAAAGTGGCATGTCATTCAGCACTCGTTCATACCATGGCAAAGGGCAGGATCTATCGAAGCAAAGGAGAAACAGGACGGTATTGCCTACAGGGAACTTGCTAAGAAGGGATACTGTACAATCACGGCTCATGAACAGGGGCTTATCAGCACTGAGCAGGTCTTTAACTGGCTCGTTGATTTTGTTTCCGAGCACCGGTTGAAGGTTGTGTTCTTCGGCTATGATGCGATGGGTGTCAATGAATTTATCAAACGTCTGGAGTATAACACCAGTTATCCGCTACAGGCAGTACGTCAGAGAACAGGTGAACTGAAGGACCCGACGAAGTTTCTGCAGAAACTGTTTGTTGAAGGATCACTGACCCGTTTTGATGACAAAATCATGGAGAAAGCACTGATAAATGCACAACTGTACGAAGACAAGGTCGGAATACAGGTCGACAAGGCGAAGGCAACGCTCAAGATTGACGTTGTTGACGCAATCATAGACGCAATGTACCAGGCGATGTATCACTTCGAGGATTTCGGTATAGCAAACGACAAGAGCAATCAAGTTGACTTGATGACAGAACAGGACGTTCTCGACTGGTTCAACAGTGAGGACAGTGACACTATCTAAGGGGGTGGTAATCATCATTCTTAAGCTTATCTGGAAGGCGATTGACGTCATTTTCTACGTGGCGGCAATCGTCTTTTTCGTATGGGGCTTTTTTCGACTGAATGCAACTGCGGGAATCTTTGCCACAGGTTTTGCATGCATTATTCTAGGACTTTTGAGTGAGGCTGTTGCCGGCAAAGGGGGTGATTAACAATGCCGATTTTCAATCTGATGTCCGTTCCCGATTCAGATGAGTATACAGTAACGGATTTCTTGAGATGCAAAACAGAGAGCGTATACGTTTCAGCACGTGAAGCACTGCATAATTCCGATGTCTTCGCAATCGTCAACCTCATTTCGGGAGACCTAGCAACATCTAGAATACGTGCGTCAGCATCTAGAATGCAGGGTATGATTGACAATCCAACTACAATGTCCAATGGCCATCTGTTCTGGAAGTCTGTTTTCCTGCAGCTACTACTAGGAGGAGAAGCCTATGTATACCGATGGCGCAACAGAAACGGGGTTGACTTGAGGTGGGAGTATCTCAGACCGTCACAGGTTGACGTTTTCGAACTGGATGACGGCTCTTCGCTTGTCTATAACGTCACGTTTGACGAGCCGGGAATCGGAATTGTCAACTCGATTCCCCAGTCTGACATGCTGCACTTCCGGCTTATCAGCAGAAACGGCGGCAAGACTGGCATTTCTCCGCTTGCATCGCTGTCTTCGGAGATGGCAATCAAGAAGGCCAACACGAATCTGACATTGACTGCGCTTAAACAGGCAATAGTATCGCCAGGCATTCTGACCATCAAGAAGGGCGGCCTGCTTAATGAGAAACAGAAAGCCGCTCGGTCAAGGCGTTTTATGGCACAGCAGGAGTCATCTAATTATGGTCCCGTTGTGCTTGATGACCTTGAAGACTACAAGCCGCTTGAAATCAAGTCCGATGTGTCGGCACTGCTCAATCAGACTGACTGGACGGCTAATCAGATTGCCAAGGTATACGGGATACCGGACAGTTATCTGAACGGACAGGGTGATCAGCAGTCATCACTTGACCAAATCAAGGGAATGTACACGAACGCTCTTAACCGCTACATGGGGACGATTCTCGGAGAGTTGAACAACAAGCTGAACTGTCGGTTCACTGCTGATCTGCGCCCTGCTGTTGATCCGTTGGGTGATGGCTATGCAACAAAGATTTCCGAGATGGTCAAGACCAACGCCATTGACGGCAACCAGGCACGATACATTCTGCAGAAATCCGGCTACTTCCCGGAAGACATGCCTGAATACTCGGGAATCTTGAAGGGGGGTGAAGACAATGACAGTAATTGAAGTCAAGGCGGATATTGTTGATAACGATACAGGTAAGTTCTATGACTGGATAGGATGGGATGCGGTATATCCGGGCAAGGTCGCCACTCTGCTTGACGGTGCTGATGAAGTTGAGGTCAACATCAATTCGAACGGTGGTGATGTGTTTGCCGCGTCAGAGATTTACACGCTACTGTCACAGCATTCGGGCAGGGTTACGGTTAACATTCAGGGTCTTGCCGCATCAGCTGCGTCAGTCATCGCAATGGCCGGCGATGTAGTGCATATCAGTCCTACGGCGCAGATCATGATCCACAAAGCGTGGACGATTGCTGACGGCAACGCTGATGATATGGCTCATACGTCAGAATTTCTTGAAGGAATTGATGATTCAATCATGAATGCATATGTTGCCAAGACAGGGCTCGACAAGTCGGAATTGTCAAACATGATGGCCAAGGAGACGTGGCTTACTGCAAACCAGGCGGTCGACTACGGTTTTGCTGATGACGTCATGGACTTTGGCAGGCCAAGAGAGCCCGTACTTAACTCTATCGGTTATCCACAGGTCAGCCGAGCCGTTGTGGACAGATGGAAGAAGGCCATGGCAAGCGCAGAAGCCTATGAAAAGCAGAAAAAAACTGCTGAAAATAGAGACGCGGAAATTGTTGGAAAGAAGGAGCTGCAGGCCAAGATTGACCTGCTTTTTTAGTAGAAAGGAAGTAAAGCAATGCACGTAATGAACGTTAACGAATTGAAGATGGCCTTTGATGAAGCCGGCGCAAAGGTACAGGAGCTCGAAGATAAGCGCGCCGACCTCATTCTTGACCTGAAGAAGGATGCAGATTCGCATTCTGCAGACGAGCTCAAGGCCGTCAAGGATGAATTGTCAAAGGCTGTTGTAGTTCGGGACGCGGCAGAAGAGGCATATGCCGACGCCCGAGCGGAACAGGTCGCAAACATGAAGGCAGAGGACAGGGAGCCGCTGACTGCCGATGAGAAAACACTCAAGAACAAGTTCGTATCAGATTTCAAGGATATGGTTACAGGCGTAAAGGTGTTCAATAAGGTTGATCCCACTATTGATACGTCCGGTTCAGCTGCAGGATTGACGATTCCGGAGGACGTGCAGACGACTATCCACGCTCTGGTCCGCCAGTATGATGCACTCCAGAACTACGTCAACGTTGAGAATGTCGGTACGGCCACAGGTTCCCGTGTCTACGAAAAGTGGTCTGACGTTACACCGCTTGCCTCTATTGATACGGAAGATGCGAAGATTGGCGACAATGACGATCCAAAGCTCACAATGGTCAAGTATGCCATTAAGCGCTATGCCGGCATTACTACGGCCACAAACACGCTGCTTGCAGACACGGCAGAGAACATTCTCGCCTGGCTGACCGGCTGGATTGCCAAGAAGGTTGTCGTAACACGTAATCAGGCTATTCTCACCAAGATTGCTGTTTTCGAGAAGAAGCCGACACTGGCCAAGTGGGATGACATCATTGACCTTGAAAGCTCTGTTGACCCTGCCATCAAGGCAACATCGGTCTTCATGACCAACTCTTCCGGTATGAATGCCTTGCGCAAAGTCAAGAATGCAATGGGTGACTATCTTATGCAGCGTGACGTCACTGAACCGGGCAAATACACAATTGACGGCTACCGTGTGATTGAAATTGCAGACCGCTGGCTTGCCGATAATACTGGATCACACCCGCTCTACTTCGGTGATCTCAAGCAGGCGGTCACACTCTTTGACCGTCAGGCTATGTCTCTTATGACAACTAATATCGGTGGTGGAGCGTTCGAAACGGATACGACCAAGATTCGTGTCATTGACCGCTTTGATGTCGCCTCAACTGATGCCGAAGCGTTTGTTCCGGGGTCATTCAAGGCAATTGCTGACCAAAGCGCCAACTTTGCTGCTTCTGCAAGCAAGTAGAAGGTGATTTAGATGGCGGTTAGCTTAGAGACATTGAAGGATTCACTGCGAGTTGATGATACTGTTGATGATGAATTGCTGACCGGCTATCTTGATGCCGCTTCGTCATTCATCATGAATGCTGTTGGGGCCGATGACGCAAGCTATTACGATAACAACGGGCGGTTTGACACGGCCGTTCTTGCGCTTGCGTCAACGTACTACATGTATCGCATGACAGCATTTACAGGCTCGGTTACTACAATCAACGCAACTATGAATTCGCTTATAGGACAGATGCGCGGGGAGGTGGCGGCACTTGAAGAATCTCAATCCAAGCCGGATGAGGGGTAAGGCCGCATTTGGGCATATGGGAGCAACCGACAGGAAAAATCCCAACACAGGACGTCCGATTCAGGGGTTTGTTCCCGACTTCTCCGTGTGGTATGGAGAGTATTCCCTGTCAATGGCCGACAGTATTGCATACCACGGCATTGACCAAAGCATAGCGATGGTCATCTTCGTTCGTCACAACCATATCTTGAGCGACAAGTTCAAGGTACAGATCAGCGGCGAAGTTTATGACATTGTGAACATCAAGGAAGATGACGGTATTCCGCCGGTCGGATTTGACTTGATTACGCTGAAGAAGGTGGATAAGAATGGGTAACTCAAACGGTGTTAACTCAATCGGTCACGAAGAGTCATTTGAAGGAGTGCTTACCAGATTGGCCGAAGGGCTGACACTGGAGGACAGAAAACGTGCCAATAAGGCCGGTGCTGACATCTTTGCCGCAGAACTTAAGGCGAAGACACCTCGCTCTGACAGGATATACCATGACGGGACACCCCATATTCAAGATGCGGTGCTCGTCATTACAGAGCCGAGTGGACGTGTTGACGTCGGCTACTCGGATGAGTCAAAGCGTGGCTATATTGCACGTTTCCAGAATGACGGCTGGATAGCGACTGACCGCAATGGATACAGTCACAAACACGTTCCGGGCAAGCATTTCTGGGAGGCGGCCGAGGTTGCCTCAAAGGACAGAATACAGGAAGCTATCAGGCAATCTCTGGAAGATGCCTTTGCAAGGAAGGTGAGTGGCAAATGACACCTGCCGCATATGTTTATGGAATTCTTGCTGATAACATTGATTCAATTCCGGGTCTTAAGTCAGATGATATCTGCACGTTCTACGTGGACAATTCTGCAGGTTCCGATGTGATTGTGCTGATTACAGAAGAACCGGGAATGGGTGATGATTACGGCAACGACAATATTCTATATGCTAATAAACGGATACAGATTGATTTTTACTATCCTAAAGATTATGAAGAAGACATGAACGCACTGGAACAGAGCTTGAAGAAGGTACTTAGAGACAACGGAGTGTACTGTTACTCCGATGCGGGACATGTCTTGAGCCTGGATAGCAGGAACATTACTAACACACTTAAGTTCAACATTAAAATGGAGGTCTGAAAATGGCTGTAGTAGGTTTATATACAACTTATGTAGGAATCAAGGGCGAAGACGGGAACGTCATCGTCGGCGTGGACAAGGGCGGAGTTTCTGAAACCGGTGTCTACGAAATTGATACATCGAAGAAGAACGGTAACCTTGGTGCAACGACCGCCAACATCACGGGTCTTTCGGGCACGGTTACAAAGGTTTACGGCAATGACGCTCTTGTGGATGTAAGTAATCCACCGTCTGCACCGTCCGTAGCACTGACATACAACCAGATCAACGTTGCGGTCAAGCAGGCACTGCTTGGTCGCAAGCTTGTAAATGGCGGTTATGTCGATACTGATGATACCGTAGAGAGTGCTCTTATCGTTGCGTCTCACGACGAAATCGAAAACAAGGCAATCTATTTCGCCTTTCCTCGTGGTGTTTTCAACGAAACTCAGCAGAATGTTCAGTCCAACACTGACACGGCTCAGACTAGAGAAACTGAGCAGATGACATTTACTGCACTTGCTTCTCCCGCGCTTGGCAACAAGACATACAAGATTTACTATGAAGGCGCAAAGGATTTCAGCATGAAAAAGATGTTTGACGAGGTTTTCGGCTCTGCACAGACATTCATCAAAGCTGATACTCAGCATTCGGCACCGCAAGTTTCAGAATCACACTAGTTGATCAGACAGAGACGAGAAATGTGAGACGAATTACAGAAAGGATGTTTAATAAATGGCAAAGGTAGTAAAGATTGATGGCACCGTTCTCGGCTTCCCTGAAAAGAACTGGAAACTGATTGACTCAAACGCAAACGTGAAGAAGTTTATCAGGAATTTTACCGAATGGAATGACAATTTACTTGAGTTGGATGAAAATCCAATTTCCTTGATGAATTTCATTGTCGATAAGGTTCCGGACATTCTGGAAGACATGCTGGAGCTCAGCAAGACGGAGCGGAAGAAACTTGATGAGGCTTCGTTCTCCGACCAGTACGATGTGTTTCGTGAGATGGCACGTCAGTTTTTGGGCATTGACATGGGGTCGCTCAATGATGACGGTGATGGGGTGACTGAAGACCCAAAAAAGCAAGAAGAAGAATGAATCTTCAGTTAAGGCAGCTAAGCGATGATATTGACTACATGGCTAAGCAGCTGCTTACTGAAAACGGTGTTTTACCGGAAGATTACTATAATTCTTCTTATTCTGACATGCAGACGGCACTGGTTTCACGACCACGTGAAGAGCGTGTGGTTGATGCCGGCGAGTTTGCAAGATCTTTGATGAAAGGGGGAAGCTAAATGCCTAAAATCGAAGGTTATACATTTTCAATCGACCTTGATGACCGCGGTGTTGGTCGTAAGTTACAAACAATCAAGCAGGAAGCTTATGCACTGAAGAATGCAATGCGAACCAACTTTGAAGAGATTCGAGCAGGCGAGGGCGTAATGGCAGCATACGCCAATAAGGTTACGGATGCCGAGAATGCAATCAAGGCACAGAATGTGCTTATTGAACGTTTAAGAAAAGAGCAGTCGGGGCTTAATACTGACACCGATAAAGGTCAGAAGGCGTGGCTTAGATACGAAAACCAGATCAATGCTGCCAAAAGGGCAATTAACAGTTTGACTGCCCAGCAGGAAAAGGCACGCCAGATTAGTTCTCAGGAGAATCAGCTTCACCTTCAGGCAATACGAAATCTTGAAACGCTGACTAAGAGGACTGACGAAGTCCGCAACGCAACGTCGAGAGTGACGGACATTACCACCTCATATGCTCATGCTCTTGAAACCGAGGGACGGACAAATGAAGCCGCCAGGGTAAAGCTGAAGGGGTTGGAAAGCGTTCGAAAATCGCTTGAAATTCAGTTGAAACAGGAAAAACTGCTTCTTCAGGAAACGGCAAGAGTTTCCGGTGAAACCTCAAGTGCATACCAGTCACAGAAGGCAAAGGTCGAGGACCTCACTCTCAGCTACAGACAGAATGAAGCTGAGATCAGGAATCAGATAAAGGTCACGAAAATGTGGCCGGAGCATGCCAGCTTTTCACTTGAAAAAGTAAAGAACAAATTCACCAAAATCACTCCGATAGCATTGGCTGCAGTAAGCTCCGTCACTGCAGCAACATCGAGTGTTATCAGCAAACTTGAAGAAGGTTCGGAGAAGGCGTCCGAACTCAGCAGCCAGTACAATGTCATCAAGAATAACCTGGTGACGGGCGGTGAAAGCGTCGTTGAAGCAACCAGGGCGGTTGCAATCATGCAGTCTGACGGAGAGAAATACTCACTGAAATATGGGAAGTCTCAAAAAGATATCGCTGACGCTTATCTGGAACTTGTCAAGCGCGGCTATACAAGCAAACAGGCAATTGGTGCAATGAACACCGAACTTCAAGGTTCCATTGCTTCGGGGGATGATTTCTCCGATGTCGTCGAAGTTGCGTCGCAGACTCTTGAAGGATTTGGAATGACCGTTGACAAGAACGGTAAACAACTAAGTTCTACAAAGGAGATGACGGTGCAGACCAAGAAGGCCGTCAACACCTTGGCCTATTCTGCTGACGTTACGTCAACATCGTTCCAGTCTCTGGGCATCGGGATGTCTTATGTATCGGCTACAGCTCATCAGGCGGGATTCAGTTTGTCTGAAACGGCAAGTGCCATGGGTGTTTTGAGTAATAACGGTTTGGAAGCAGACAAGGCTTTGGTAAAACTGGCCGCTTAGCGAGAAATTGCTTTGAAAAACAACTTTGTTAATTCGGGGAAGGCTAAATCATGATATAATAATCTCGAGATGATAAACGTTTTTACGGAGGTGATAGCATGTACAAGTGGAAGAAAGGCGATGGTAAGACAATGGCGGCTCTTGTAGTCGCCTGCGTAATTGGTTCAGTCGCAGGCTTTATTTGGGGCATATGCGATTTACCGTCGATTGATGATGTTTTTAAAAGAGCTGCTGAATTTGCATTAATATTCATTTTTCTTGCTGTCTCCGGCGTAATTTCGTTTATCGGTGGGTTATTCAAGTGACATGTTGATCCCGAGCCAAGCCCGTCAGAAACGGCGGGAAGGTGTAACGACTAGAAAAAGTAAGCTAAAAATCAAGCGAGTCTCTGAAGGCTCGCTTTTTTCATGCGGAAATTTCC